GGACTGAAGATGTAAATGGTGCATTAATATTTGTAGCACCATATCCTAGTAGATTATCAAATGATTATTACATAGATATTACAAATGTTGTAGCACCTTACAACGCATCAATAAGACCTACATATTTCCCTAATATTGCTTTTAATGAAGTGGTGCGTATTTCTTTTAATTCAAATCTTGTAGCGGTTGGTGCAACTGTTCCTGATGCGTTTTTTATATTAAGGATTCAATTGCAAACACCAGCAGGTTTTTATAGCATAGATAATAATAAAGAATGGGAGTTTGGCGGTTCAAGTTATTATTTTGAGCCTTACGATGTTGATACAACATTAACTGAATTAAGTTTGACTTTGCCACCTGCACCCGAATCGGGAACAATATATTTTGAATATGTATTAGCAAAACCTGCTTCTACTTATTGGAAATCAACAGTAGAGGCAAATGAAGTAAGTAACTTTATATTTACAATTCAACCTGCTTTTCAATCTTATCAATGTATTGGCTCATTAAATAATACTGATGAGTATGTATTTAATGCAGATTTAGATTTAGGCTTTAATGATAGTTATAATGGGTATTATTCTTATAAAGGATTTTTAGCAGATGAAGATGGTTTAAACTTAAAGAATTGGTATCGTTACGAATATTTATCGGATAAGTATCGTTCATTAAGTCAATTAGTAATTAGACAGTATTCTAATAACTTAAACAAGAATGTAATCAATATAGATTCAACATTTATGGGTATGAATACCGATGAAGGTAGATTTAGCGGTGCGATGAGAATAAAGGCAACTGATACTGACCCAGCACAAATAAGTGTTGCTAATAAGCAATATATGGTTGGTAATACAACAATTGATTTATTTAATGATACTATACAAGGAACATTATTAGATATTAATAGCGAGAATGTTGAAGCTAATATTTACGAAGTAATAAACTCAACAAGCACACCGCCATTTGTTCCTTCGGTTGCACATTTTAGGTCTAATGGTTATGTAACAAGTGCGGAGGCTTTAGCAGGAACATTAACTGCAACTGAAATATTTACATTAGATGGAATTACTGACCCTGACTATGGTGATGTGTTTTATGAAGATGAAGATGGTGGATTAACTTTTAACGGAGATTACTTATGGTATAAGGTAGAAACAGTATTTCCAAATACAAAAGTTTATCAAATAAGGATTGATGGAGTGATAATAGGAATATATACTTAAATTTGTACTTATGGCAGACAATGTAATTGGCAACAATATAATTTTATACTACTTTGAACCACCTTCAGTTGCTTATCCAGCAGGTAGGGATATTGCTTTTTCGTGTTCAACAAATTGCACATTTAGTGTAAACGTTGACCAAAAAGAGGTAACAAGCCAAACAAGTGCGTGGTATAGGGAGTTTAAAAACGACATAGCTAGTTGGACAGTTACTTGTGATGGTCTTATAACTTTGGATGGTTATGGCTATTTATTTTTACTTGAGCAACAACAAGATAGGACTACAATTTTAGTAAAGTTTGTTATTGATAACGGAGTTGATGGGTTGGTAGTTATTAGTGGGGATTGTAATTTAACAAGTTTACAAATTAACGCACCTTATAAAGACATAGCAACGTATAGTGTATCGTTACAGGGTACAGGTGCTTATGCTACAACAGGAACTGAAATCAATCCTGAAGGGGTTGTAATTGTTGCTGGAGGTGCGGTTTACACAAAGGGAACTGTTGCAGCAGGTGGAGAAACTACAATCACTTATGGCGATATGATAGGCAAGGCTTGTCTTTATGTTTCTCGTGGTGGTATAGATGTTCAAGATATTTTAACGACAGGAACGGCAGTTGATGAGCAAGTCAAGTGGAATAGTACAACAGGGGTATTGACATTTGGAAGGGTATTAGAAAGTGGGGAGTTTATTAGGGCATTATTTCAATAATAATTTAGTTATAAATTAAAATAAGATGGCAAATCAAATAGTTGTTTCAGCAGGTGCGAAAGTGAGGAATTTACAAGATGTAATTATTGGAACAAGTGGGGTATTGACTTCATTAGGATTTGATGTTGCTAATGGTGTACCAAGACTTGATGTTAATGGTAAGATTTTAGTAAGTCAATTACCTAACTCGGTTATGGAGTATAAGGGTACTTGGAGTGCTGCTACTAATACACCAACCCTTGCTAATGGCACAGGAAATCAAGGGGATGTTTACTTATGTAATGTGGCAGGTACTGTTGACTTCGGTGCTGGTGCTATTGCTTTTGTTGTAGGAGACCAAGTTATTTATAGCGGTTCTATATGGCAAAGGGCTTCAGGAGCAACAGGAACAGTTACGAGTGTAGCGATTACTGAAAGCGGAGATAGTTTAAATATCACAGGCTCACCCATTACTACAAGCGGAACGATTAACATAGGATTCAACGGAACTAATCTTCAATATGTAAACGGAGCAGGAAACTTAACAACCTTCCCTACATTAATCACTTCCATAGGTTTATCTATGCCGAGTGCTTTTAGTGTCGCAAATAGCCCCTTAACGGCTAATGGAACGATTGCAGTAACAGGAGCAGGTGTTGCTTCACAATATATCAGGGGAGATGGTACTTTAGCAGATTTCCCTTCAAGTGGTGGTGGAAGTTCTGTTTCTTATTATTTAAATGGAAGTATTAATCAAGGTACAATAGGCGGTGTTACTTATTATGAAATGAATAAAGTACCAGTGATAGGTGCTGGAACTGATTTTTCAAGAGGTAGTAATGGATATATTGCATCTTTTTTAACGGATGCTAATGACCCAGCTTTATTAGAAATCCCAGCTGGTAATTGGAATTTTGAAACATATTTAAGTGCTTCAAGCGGTGGTGGTAGTCCAACTTTTTACATTGAGTTGTATAAATACGATGGCACTACTTTTACGTTGATTGCATCTAATAGTGCATTCCCTAAATTAATTAATGATGGAACAAGTATTGAGGCTTACTTTAGTGCTTTAGCCGTTCCTCAAACAAGTTTAACTTTAACGGATAGATTAGCAGTTCGTATTTATGTAACAACGGCTGGAAGGACAATTACTTTACACACAGAAAATAGTCATTTGTGTCAAGTTATTACTACATTTAGTACAGGCTTAACGGCTTTGAATGGTTTGACTGCTCAAGTGCAATACTTTCAAGTAGGAACAAGTGGAAGTGATTTCAATATTTCAAGTACAACTGCTACGCATACTTTTAACTTACCAACGGCAAGTGCAGCGAATAGAGGTGCTTTATCAAGTGCGGATTGGACTACTTTTAATAATAAGCAAAGTGCTTTAACTAATCCTGTAACAGGAACAGGTACAACAAACACTTTACCTAAATTTACTGCTGCTTCTACAATAGGTAATAGTAATATTACAGATACAGGTTCTTTGATTACTTTAGGTTCAAATACAAGACTTAATGGAAGTCTTTGGATGAATACTACCCAAACCAATATGGGATTTGCCAATTATGTAAATATGACAGGTTCAACATCTGTATATGGACAAATGAACGCAGGTATCATTCAAAGTGATGCAACAGTAAATGGCTTTTATTATGATACTTTTGCTCAAACTGCTGCTGCATCTTTTACATTAGGCAATTTAGTATATTATAGAGCATATCAAGGTACTTTTGGTGCAGGTTCAACAGTTACTTTACAAACAGGTTTTGAGGTTAATAATACATTAATAGGAGCAACAACAAACTATGGTTTTAGGGGTAGAATACCAAGCGGTACTAATCGTTGGAATATCTATATGGATGGTACTGCTAACAACTATTTAGCAGGTTCATTGGGAATTGGTACTACAAATTTAACAGGAGTAAATTTAAGAATTGGTAAAACTATTACAGGTTCAACTCTTTCTTATGGAATATATTGCGACACTATTGTTCAATCAGATGTTACAAGTGCTGCTATTTATTACGGAACAAGAGCAAGTACTGCTGCTGCATCGTTTACATTAGGTAGTATAACACACTATAATATTGACCAACTTGCTTTTGGTGCAGGTAGTACTGTTACTAATCAGGTAGGGTTTTTAGTAAATTCATCAATGACAGGTGCTACTAACAACTACGGATTTTATGGTAACATAGCAAGTGGCACTAATAGATGGAACTTGTATATGGCAGGAACGGCTGCTAACTATATGGCAGGTCAGTTACTTATTGGTACAACTTCATCTACTTTTTTATTAGATGTAAATGGCACTACAAGATTACAAGGTATAACAACTATATCAAGAAATGATAGCGGTTCGGGTAGTTCATTAAATATTGTTAATACAAGTACAACGGGTGCAAACAATATAAGAATAGGTCAAGATTTAGCTAATAATACATTAGGCTTTGGATACCATCCAAGCGGTGCATCTACATATAATAGTCTTATTCCTAATACTGCTTATGCTTTTGCTTTATCAGGTGCTTCACAATTATCATTTAATACTACTACTGCTACTCAAGCAATTACATTTTCTACAAACGATTGGAATGAGAAAATGAGAATATTTGGAAATGGTAATGTTAATATAGGTGGCGGCAATACTCCAACAGATATAGCATCAGCTAAACTAGCAATAACATCAACTACTCAAGGCTTCCTACCACCAAGAATGACATCAGCACAAAGAACTGCAATTAGTAGTCCTGCGGAGGGGTTAATAGTAGTACAAACAGATGGAACACAAGGATTATATTTATATATCGGTGCAGCGTGGCACTCAATTACAATGTTATAATAAAAATAAATAACTTTACACAATGGCAATAGCTAATATAACAAACAACATTCTAACTGATAGCGGTGTAGCTACAAGTTCTTTGCAGCCAACTATTACTTTAACAACTACCGGAACAAGCGGTGCAGCTACATTAGTAGGAGCAACTTTAAACATTCCACAATATCAAGCGGCAGGTACTTATGTTACTTCGGTAACGGCTTCTGCTCCTTTAAGTTCAAGTGGAAGTACAAACCCTAATATA